ATGAAAACAATTCTGTTCGCGCTGGGCGCACTTCAAATCATCGGTGGCGTGCTATTCGCTGTAGAGGCGGCGTCAGCAATTCATCAGATACTTGCGGCAGTTACATTCGGCCTTGGCACGGTCTGCCTTGGCGTTGCTGTTCTCGTGGATCGTGTGGAGAAGCTTCAGAAGCAATCTTCGCCGGTGACGCCAGAAACGGTTATGGACATCACCGGCAAGAAGTCGGGTGGGTGGAAGCCGACTTAAGCCGCCTGCTTGAAGTAGTAATCGAAGACCATAGGGGCTATCTTCTTCGGCGCTGCCCTGGCGTTAATCCTTGCAATGAACCGCCCACATTCCTTACTACAGTATGTGGAATTTGATCGAGACGTGATGAACTTCACACCACAGCAAGAACATACCGCCTCAACATGGTTGGTGCCGTTCTTTCTGCGAAGATACTGCTCTGCTCGTACCGCCGGGCTTCGTGCGCACTTATTTGAACAGTAAAGCTGCCCCACTCTCGACGGACGGAAGATGCTGCGGCAAATCGGGCATGATTGTTCGGGTGCGCTTTCACGCATTTTCTGCGCCTTCAGGATGCCGTCACATCGCAGTGAGCAGCATCGGGTCGATGCAACGTTGGAATAGAATAACTCACCACAGTAGGCACACGGGCGCTCCTCCTGCGAACGCATGGAATTATAGTGACACCGTTGGGAGCAGTAATCGCGGTCCTTGACGGTGCTGTGGAAAGTCTTCCCACAACCTTTGCATGGCCGCCCTGGCGCATTCCGTTCTCGATATTCCTGCGATGCAAAAATGTAGGCCAGAGAAGACCGCTTATCGGTCCATTCGGCCCGGAATGTTAGCAACCCCTTCGCGCATTCTGAAGAACAGAAGCGCCTACTTTCAGCCTGGTCTTGTTCATCAAGCCAGCCACCGCACTGCATACAGTTGGTTCGCGGGGCAACATATTCCCGCTGCCCATCGTACCATGATGGCCGTTCGGCTCCCATTTGTCGCAAGCAATCATTGACAATCGAAATGGCCTCGGCGTCTGACCTGTCCCAACTGTAACCCTTCTTGCAAAGGGCAGCACGTAATCCTGCCACGGCTGCCCCCTCATACTCAAACGGGCTTAGCCGCCACTGCTTCAAATAGAGCAGCGTGAACGCCATGACACGTTCACGAGCGTCTTTTTTATAGATCGGTCTGGGCTTTTTGGCTGTGGATTTGCCATAGCGATAGGCGTTCCAGTTTTGCCACTGGCCGTTCTTGTACCATTGATGGGTTCTCTCGCTCGCAATCATCCGAACACCGCATCGAATAGGTCAGGGCTGATATCACCAGTTGGCCGTGGTGCTACGGCCTCTTTGTCGGTGACGCGCTTCGAATAGAAATCCTCGACATATGCTGCATCCATGGCGCGCAGGATCGCCACGTGATGAGCGGCAAGGCTCCAGCGGTTAATACGACCGTAGGCCTCAATATCCGCGTAGCTGATCGGATTTGGTCCGTTCATGTGCCATGTGCGGACGGCGCTGAGATCGGAGAACCATTGCCACAGAAGGGAACCACCGGGCGGAACCTGAACGGAGTGGCCCGTGTCAAGAGCTTGGCGAAGCGCTGCGACTAGCGAGTTTTTGAGGCGGTCGATAGCTGCCATGACGGATATTCCTTACCTGAAAAACCTGCGGTTACGAGCGTCCGGCACCGCTCTGCCAACATCATAAAGAAACGCTTGGCTCTGTCGGTATTTGTCGAGGACTTTGCTTGCCGCATTGGCAGAATGAGAAGTCACGAATGCTTCAAGGTTTCCATCCTTGTCGATGGAAACCCGAACGTCCGATGTGACATGAACATTCTGGTCACGCCCGCCCGACCCCTCTTTGCCAAGCATGTGATTAGGCGTGACCTTCGATCCGCGTGGTAGGCGAACCAGCTCAGGGCCTTGTTCACCGACGATGGCATCGCCGCCAGGTGTGAAAGTCGAGCCTCTGGCGTACATCTTCGGCACAGGCGGGAAATAACCCAGACCAAAGCCAGAGCCACCGCCGAGGATACTGCCAAAGAGGCTTCCTATACCGCCACCGCCGCCGCCAAAAAGCGCATCCAGTCCAGAGTTAAGGAAGCGGTCAGCCAGTCGGCCAAGCGCGTCCGCGAGAACGTCCGAAGCCTTAGCGCCGTTCAACAGCCCAGAAACCAGCGTACCGGCAAACTCGCGGCCCATGTCGTTCAGTTCGGCAAGCTGATCCTGTGATTTCTGCCATGCCTCGTTTTGCTTGTACGTGCTTTCTACAAGCGCCTCGATCTTCTGCTTTTCCGTTTCGGTCGCAGCGGCACCGGCCTGCCGAAGAGCAATCATTTTCTGCTTCTCAACGGCGGTTTTCCCAACAAGAGAAGCTTCAAACTGTAGCTGGGCAATCAGGTCTTCTACTGCCTTACGTTCGCGTTCTGCGTCTCGAATAGCCTTGTCACGCGATTTGTCGGCGGCTGACCTTCCCTGCTTCTTCGGGTCCGATGGCGGGACATAGGGCGCGACTGGTGGCGCATCTGGGATCACAGGAACATTCAAGTTCTTCCGGCGCTCAAGTTCGTCATTAAGCTCTTTCTGCCGTGTCGTAATCGCGGCCAATTGGCTTTCCCGATCCTTGCCGAATACGCCTGCAACGCTATCTTGCCAGTCGCCCGCCGGTTGGCTTTCCCATCGCTCTTTCTGCTTTTGAAGAATGTCAAGTTCGGCACGAATGCCGGATGTGCTCTTTTCATTCAGTTCGTTCCATGAACTGATGAAGGCCGAGAGAGCGCCGACTGCATCCACAATCGCCGTCTTCAGTGTCGAGCCGATAGTGTTAGCGATCTGGTTGAATTTTTTATCAACTTCTTCGGCTTTGCGGATAAAGTTCTCATCCATAACCGCGCCCATTGTGTCGGCTTCCTTAATCGTAGCTGATATACCTTCACGGCCTTGCTCGATCAGCCTGACGAACTGTTCACCGCCTGAACCGCCCAGAAGCTCGTCAAAAATGCGGACGCCTGCCGCTGTGTCCTTCAGGCGGCGGGTTCGATCGATCAATTCAAGCATAAACTTGGAAGGGTCTTTGATGCGCTCTTTCACCTCTGCCGGTGACATACCGAGACGCTGAAAGCTCTCTGCCGCCGATCCCTTGCCAGTCTGGATATACTCATCAGCCCTAAGGTTCAGTTCCTTGAAGCCGTCTATCAGGGCATCAACGCCAATCTTGTTTTGATCGGCCACGTATCGCCATCGCTGGAAGTCCTCGACGCTGACCCCCGCCGTCTTCGCCTCGTAGCTTAGTTGCGCGAATGATGAGGCCACGTTACGAACAGCAGCCGCAACGCCTGTAAGTCCACCAGCCGCAACCCCGGCCCAAAGCCCTCCCGCAAAGGCTTTGCTGTAGTCACCGACCTTGGTTCCGATTGTGGCGAATGCCTGATTGATCCGGCTTGCCGAGCGGGCCGCGTCCTGTTCCATCTGACGGGTTGCCGAACGGCTGTTCTTTTTCATTTCCCGATAGGCGGCATTGGCGACACCTTGCGCCTTCTTCATACCCTTTTCGAGTTCGTTTACCCGTGCCTCCAGAAGCACTACGAGGCGTTCTTCATTGTCAGCCATCAGATGAAATCCTCTATGTTTCCGGTGAATGTGTCGTAGCTGGATCGCCCGCTATCCCCTTGAGAGCAGCGAGAAACGGCCATGGCGGCAGCCACAGCGCCGTCGATTGACATCCACATTTTCGGTTTGGTGAATTTGGCGACGTGGCCGGTATCGTTCCGCTTCACGACGACATTGGAGAAGCAATAGCGCAGCACGGGATTGCCGCCGTGCCGAAACTCTCCAGCCAGAATAGCCCGCTCAATCTCGTGGTAGGCGGGCATCATCAGGGAAGGCACCTGCCGCATGTCCACGGCAGGGAGACCCATTTCGAGAAGCTTCGGCTGCACCTGTCGGGCCATGTATGGATCGAACGCGATCTCGCGAACGTCGAAATCCTCGCAGATTTCCACGATCTTGTTTTCTATGGCCTGAAAATCGATGGTTGGCCCTTCGGTGACTGTGACAAGCCCTTGTTCAACCCACTCCTGATATGAGCCACGGGATTTATATTCACGCTCTTCGATGCTCTCTTCCGGGCAGAAGAACCACGGATGAACCACATAGCCGTCAGCGTCACGCCAGCAGGCGACGATGACCGAAAGGTCAACAGTCGAGGACAGGTCCACAGCCAGCCAGCACGGTTTATCCTTGAGGCTGTCGAGGTCAATTCTGCCCTTGCCAGCATCATAGATATCCATGTCCACAAACGGGTCTGTGGCGGCGTCCAACCAGATGTTTAGCTTTAGCTGTCGAAGTGACTGGCGCTCTCCTACGCTTCGCTCTGCGCGCTTGGCGTGGCGTCTGAAGCCATCAAGAGACGGATAGCCATGGCGCAGGCCCGGATTGACCTCATGCCAGACATTTTCATCCCGCCAGTCGTCGTTCTTGTCTGCTTCAAAGATGATCGGGAGAATAGAAGGGTCTTCGACCTCACCACGTGCAACTTTGCGGGCATCTTCGACCACATCCCAGGCGATATTGTCCTGTCCACGTCCGGCAGTCGTGGCGACGACAAGCAGAGGATTGTCGGTCTTGTCCAGACCAGTTGTCAGGGCTTCCCATAGGAAACGGTTCGGCCAGATGTGGATTTCGTCGGCAAGGACGAATGCCGGGGTGCGACCGTGCTGCGTTCCCGCTTCGCCGGATATGACTTCGAGAAATGATCCTTCCTTGGGATAAACGATCTTCTTGGCGCTGTTGTGCGCGTCGTAAACACGGGTAGCAGCGGCGACACGCTTGTCAGCCCGGATAATGCCCAGCGCTTCCTTGAACGCAATCCCGGCCTGTTTACGGTCGGCTGCTGCGAATATAGCTTCACCTTGCGCTATCCGTTCCGGCCCGATGGTGTGGAGCAGTGCGAGCGCAGCGGCCAGCGAAGTCTTGCGGTTGCCGCGAGGAAGTAACAGCACCACAGTCTTGACGACACGGGAACCGTCAGGATGACGCGGGCCATAGATGCGTCTGACGATGCGCTCCTGCCACTCGTCCAACTGGAAGGCGTTTTTCGGAAGGATCGATTTCGGATGACGCAAGGCGCGCAGGAACCGCACGGCCCGGTCGCCATGCCCGAACGTATCCTCGATCTCGGAACCGTCATATATCCAGTGGGGATAGGTCTTCGTCACCATCTGACGCTTTCCTCACTGCTGGCCGCGAGCGCGACACAGGTGTTAATCCAAGTTCGGCGGCAAGCTGGCGCGCCGTGGTCATCGCCTTGTCTTGCGCACGGAATAGCGGAGCTTCAAAACCCTCCTGTAATTTGGCCTCAAGCTGACGCACACGGCCCATGGCAATGCAGTAGTTTTCCAGCGAGCCGATATCGCCATTCGTCAGAATACGGCGCTCAATCAGGCCCTTGATGACCCGACGCCATTCCTTCTTCGCCTCGTCAGAAATCCAAGACGGCGGCGCAGGAACGCGCTGCATAGCGTCATTGTCGATTATGAGTTGCGGCTTGGTTCCCTTCATGGTCGGCTCACACACCTGATTTCCAGGCCCTGCTTGCGACCGAGCTCCTTGGTCTCCTTGATGTCGAACTCCGAACCGGCATAGATGATCTGATCTTCATTCTTCACGCCGGGGAAATATCGGGTGCGGAAGATAATCACTGTGTCGTCGCTCGCACCGTAGGAGCGGATATATTCTTCGGTGCTGGCCTGCACGATTTGAGCGCGCAAGTCAGCCAGCTTCGCCCAAACTGGCGTCTGATTTCCCATTCCATCGTCAACGTACGAGGCGCGCTGAATGGTGATGAGGCGATCAAGCTTACCGGCTCTCATGAAACCTCCTGAGTGATTGCCCGCACAGTGACGATACCGTGGCTAAAATCGCCCTCTGGATCGCGAAGAAAGCGGGTGCGGTACACGTGGCAGTCAGCGAAGTGAAAGCCCTCCACGGTCTGAAATCGGGCCTTTCTGACGGCTTTCGTTATGGCTGCCGCGATATATTTGGCACCGGCGAGACCGGCCTCCTTCTTCCAGACGTGCAAATCGTGGAAAACTATGGTCACATCGCGGGCCAGATACTCGGCGTCATTGGACTGATCGGTTCCGAGATTGATAGATGGATCGACCACAGGACGCGCATTCGTGTCATAGATATTCAGCGCTGGCACCAATGCGATGACACCCGCGTCGTTGCGCAGGCGCTCGATCAATGCTTTCTGGAGAGCTATTTCCGGGCTGCTCATTTCTTGCCCCAGTTTTTCTTGATCTCGCGGGAGATAGCGGCCTTGATAGCCTTCCTCGCCTTGGGGTTGCGGTCCCGCACGGTCGGCCAGAAGAACGGCTGTTCCTTGGCTTTCTTGGTGCCGTATTCGACCAGATGCGCATAGCGCACATCCTTATTTCCAGCCGTCACCGCTGCCGTGGTTTCGGGAATGACAACCTCACCGCCTGGCTGAGAATAGGGTGGTGTGCTTTTGTTCGGCCCGGTCACGACAATGCTATCGCGTAGCTTGCCACTGGCGATAGGGGCCTTCGCCTTCATCTCCTTCGCCATCAGCTTCGCTTGGGACATCACAGCCTTGATAGCTGCTTCCTTCACCTTGCCGGGGATGGCTGAAAGCCGGTTATTCAGTCGTGCAAGTCCACCATCATCAGCCATCAGAACACGTACCTCCTGAACTCGTTGACGATAGGCCAGACGCCGAAAGGAAGTTCCTGAGCATTCACACCGACAAGAACGGCCTCCCGGTTCTCGTACCAGTTGGCTGCGGTCTGATAGATGACCTCGATCAGCGCATCGGGAACGGGCTCCTGATCGTCGCCGCCATAGACATCGGTGATCTTGAAGCCCAGCAGGCTTTCGATATAGCTCTGGGCGGCTTTGAGCTTGCGCGCCAGAATAGCGTCATCGTCCACACCCTGATCGGCTGTGAAATTTAGCTGTTCTTTCAAGCCCTCAAGGGTTACAATTTCGGCCATTCCCGAAAACTCCAATTATGTTCTGTCTTGTGCGCTTGCCCCCGCGCCGGTCCCCAGGAGCGCTCGAAAGTTTGAGACCACCCCCCGGTCGATGATGTTTCACGGTCGGTCATGCTGCCCTCACGATGTTGGATTGCAGAAGCAGACCGAATGACCAGCACACCACGCTATTCGCCTCGTCCATCACCTCGCTTGCTGACATGACATGAGCGATGAAGCGCCGTGTCGCACCGTTGGCGAAGGTCAACTGGAATGCATGAGGATCAACGCCGTTCTCTGCTGACAGCATCAGCAATTGGCCTGCATCTTCACCGTTCTGTGCAATGACAATCTCCATGCTATGCGCAGGGCGAGCCGCCTTCTGGTGATCCGGTATGGCTGGATTGTCGGGGTCATTAGGATCAGGCAGCGTGGTGCTGACGGTCTGCCACTCACCACTGATCTGCCCCAGGCTGGATAGGCCATTCACCTGTGTCCATGCCTCGCCGTCGAAGTCAGACGCGGTAACCTGTCGAGCGTACCAGTCGGGCCGTGACGCTCCTATGTGCAGGGTAGTGCCTGACGTGGCGAAGAACATAGATTAAGCCCCCGTCGCGTTGACACGCACGATGTTGGAATTGATCCCAAGCGTCGAATTGAGCTTCATCACGTTGTTGGCCGTATCCAACTGTTCGGCTGCACTCATGACCTTGGCTATGAATAGGCGCTGCGATGGCGTACCGCCTTCAGGAGCGTCGTTGAACTCGACCTTGAAGGCATAGTCGTGGATACTCTTCTCGGCAGCGAGCAAGGCGATCTGACCAGCGTCGGCATAATCGATGCCACAGACCATCTCCATGTTACCGGCGTTGCGTGTACCCTTGAGCTTCTGGGTACGGTTCAGGCCGATATCGTCAAAGGTGATCTCGGTTGCAGTATCGCCAAAGGTGCCGATGCTCTCCAGATTGTTCACCTGGGTCCACGTCTGGCTTGTGAAGTCAGCGGCCACGAAATCGGCAGGCTTTGCATCAAGCACACCTCCGATGAATACCTTCGCGCCAGCAGTTGCGAAAATGGGCATGGTTTAACCCTCGTTCTGATTGCGCCGCTCTTCCGATTGCTTGGCGCGGGAATGACAGGGAATGCAAAGGGGCTGCCAGTTGGCACGATCCCAGAACAGTGTCTGGTCGCCCTTGTGTGCTTTGCGGTGATCCACCAGCGTGGCAGGCTGTCCACAGCGGGCGCAGGAGGAATAGACGGCAAGATATTCCTTGCGGGCCTTCTCCCATTCGGCTGTGTAGCCACGCTGGCGGGCTGTTGGGCGCTTCTTGTCGAAGCGGGCTTTGCGCTCCTTCTCAAGACGCTGCACAGTGATGCACGGCTCTTTACGGGTGTGAGCCTTGCCGCAATGACTGCATATGGAAGGAGCGCGCATCGTCATATCAGGCCACCGGAGCGATGTTCGGATGACCGAGGATGGCGACTACACCGGCGGCGATGCTCGTGCCGCCTGCCTTGGTGGCAACGGCGCGGACATAGCGCTTGCGTTTCGAACCGATATAGCCGATCCGATAGGCCGCATTGGCTGCAAGGGTGGCGGGTACGCTGCCGAGAAGGTCAGCAGCGTCAACATCCGTCCATCCGCTCGTCCCGGTGTCGCTTTCCTGAAGCTTCACAGTGAAGTCGCCTGCCGCGTCGATTGCGCCGGTGTTGATGACGAACAGCGCGCTATCGAAGCCCTTGAGGTCGATCGATACGCCGTTCGTGTTGGCGGCCAGCACTGCCGGAGCAATCGCCTGAACCGCCTTATTATCGTGGAAGGTGTCTTTCATGGCTTGGCCTCCTTAGCTCGCAGCGATCTTGAGGAACTTGATCGCATTGAAGTCACCGGCACCGCCGCCCACGCGCTTGTAAACGTCGAAGACGATGCGGCCCTTCTGGGTGAGTTCATCGCGGTTGATGCGAACGCCCTGACGGTCCACGATGACGTAGCCCTGACGGAAATCACCGAAAGCGATAGGCAGAGCATTGGCGCCGATGTCGGGCATGGTTTCATCGATCTCGACACGCTGGCCGAGAAGCGGATGCTCGATACCTTCAATGAGGTTGCCCGTGGGTGCCCACAGATAGCGGTCGTTGGCGTCCTTGATCTGGCGCAGGCGGATTGCCGTGTTGCTGTTCATCAGGAACGTTGCATTGCCCTTGTATGGGCGGCGCAGCGTGGCAACGAGCTTGATCAGGGCATCGGCCAGTTGAATGTCGGTCGGTGTTGCACCGGCAGCGACATACTGGAAATTGCCCCATGCACGGGTGAAATCCTTCTCCGGTGCTGTCGGATAGGTCAGCAGTCCGGTAGGGGAATTATCAATGCCGTCGCCGGTCATGAATGCCTCGCCTTCAGTCTCGCTGAAGTCATGAGTGGCATTGTTGATCAGCCAGGAGGCGATATCGGTGGCCGCATCATCGAGCAGATGACGGGTGGCGACCGGAGCCGCATAGAGTTCGGCCACACCATACGAATGCTTGATGAGTTCCGGGCGCGCCGTGTCCTGCGGACGTTCTTCACGTTCCGTAACCCACTTTGCGCCGCGCTTGCCCATCGAATAGAAACGCTCGTAACGATCGGTCGAAATGCTGACGACTTCAGCAAGGCCGCGCATAGGCGAAAGATCGGTCATCAGATTGCGGATGCTGAGGTCCACGGTCGGCAGGACGAAATAGCCGCCATCAACATTGTTGTCAGAAGCAGCCGCCTTGACTTCAACGTCCGAACCTGTGCGGGCGAAGTGAGACAGAGCCTTGCGCTCGATTACGCCCTGTTCTTCCGTGTTCGCCTTGCCGCCGCTGAGGCGACCATGCTTCTTTTCGATCTCGTCCAGACGATCCACAAGCGCCTTAATTTCGGGATTGCCCTCGACCTTCTTCAGCCGCTCGTCAATCGAGGAGCGAAGATCGTCAAGGGACTTGGTGACCAGAGAGACAGGATCGTCCTCTTCACCTTTGCGAGTGATTGCCACGCTGCCGAGCAGCGCCTGCTTCATGACATGCTGCATGTCACTTTTCTCCAATCTGCGCGGCTGCGCGGTTTATGGCAGCGGCGATATTCAGCGCCAGCACTGCCGATTTGGCCGAAGTCACCTTCGCGCCGGGGTGCATCGGGATCGTCACGAGGGACGCTTCCAGAAGCTCAAGAGATTTGATGGTGCGCCCGCCGCCGGTGCGCGGGCTGGAGCTTTTCGTGATGAAGCCGATAGATACGCCGCGAACGGCACCGGATTTGACCAGTGCGCGAACTTCACGAGCGCGTGGCAGATCATCAACCAGTAGTTTGCCGGTGAGATGCAGACCGTCCGATTTTTCCTGAGCAAAATTCCAAGCTCCAATCGGATCGTTATGATCGTGTCCAAAGAGAATAGGGATTGGTAAATTGACGGATTTAAACGCTCCTGGCTCAATCCAATCACCAACTCGATCACCACTACCAAACGGCCAAGCCAGCCCTGAAATAGTGCCGCCTTCGTCAGTAATCATCTTGGTTTCAACGAACAGCCGATCCATCACGCCACCTCACGGAAATGAGCGCGGTTGCTGGCGAAGGCATCAATCTGGGCTTCAACCCAAGATACGCGCAGTAGCTTGAGAATGTTCGCGTGGCTGAGGGTGATGAAATTGCCCATGCCGTCCGGTTGCTCCCAACGGACGATTAGGCGGGCAAGACAGTTCAGGCGAGCGCGCTCCCGGTCTTCACCGGACACGGTGCCGTCATGCCGCGTCATCTCCATAAGCTCGTCAGTCATGGCAATACGGGCGTCATGCGCCGTCTTGCTATCCGGCCCGACGACAAGGAGCTTGATCCCTGTCGGCTCGCCAGTGACGGGATCGGTAAGCTCGCATTCGCGCCCCCGGTCCTGATCGGCCACGTTGTCGAGGATTTCATCAAGCGTCATCGGTCGGTTCTTCCTCTTCGGGTTTCGGGTCATCCAGCTTCAGGCCGCCGTTGTGGCCGATACCTGGCTGGCTCGATCCGGTGTTCGGGTTTTCAAAGGTGTCGCCATCCGCCACCGGCTCCAGATCAAGCCAGTTGCGCGCCTCATTGCGCGTCATGACCATGGAAGAGCGCAGCGAACTGATTGCAGTTGCGCGGGCGGTCAGATCGACGTTTGTGAAGTCGTCACGGTCGAAGCGGATGGCGTGGTTCTTGCGCTCGTCCTTGGTGAACAAGGCACGACGCAAGGCGCTTTCGAGGGCCTGAAGCCATGGCTCAAGGCAAAGCTGGAGAAACTGCCGGTGCATCTCTGCGCTATTCGACCAAGTGGCCTTTGTCAGATCGCCAAGAAGGGTAGCCGGAAGATTGAAGGCACGGGCGATTTCCTGAAGCTGGAACAGGCGAAGCTGCTGGAACTGAGCATCGACGCTCGAAAGCTGCATCTGCACCCATTCAGCATCGTCGTACAGAATAGCTGTCTGGCCCGAATTATCAGCGCCGTCCATCTGCTTGCGCCACATGGTGACCATGTTCAGCGCGCCTTGGTCGCCTAGAGGCTTCTTGGTGCGAAGGACGCCGCCGGGACGTGCGCCACGGCCAAACAGGCGGGCGGCGTGACGCTCCATGACGATAGCAACGCCGATGGCCTCACGGCACAGTGTCAGGGGAGACTTGTCGTAGGTGCCGCGCAGGTGAATGATATCGGCGGCATTCTGGATAATACCGTTCACGCGATAGCGAGGCTGTAGGTCATCATCGGGATAATCGACGTTGATGAAGCCGGGGCGATAGCGGATGATTTCCAGAGGGCGATTGTCAGAACTGCGGGTGACACGGGCAAGCCCGCCCTGATCCCGGCAAAGCGCATCAACCATGATGGAGCGGATCAGTTCGAAGCCAGATGTCCACTCGTTCGCCTCTCCGCGAAGAAGATCAGCGGCAGGGTGACCCTCCACTTCCGTCTCGGTGCCGTCCTGGTTGATTTGGACAACCTTGCTCTTGAGGCTGGCAGCAGCTTCAGAAATGGTGCGCACCGCTGTCGCAACGGCCGGGACGCGCAGCGCCGTTTCAACGGACACTGCCACGCCGGTCGCGGTTGGAGCACCGCCGCCGAGCATCTCAAGGATGTCTTCGTCAGTCAGTGCTTTTTTTCGGTAAAAGGGCCAAATCTTCATGGCCTCGAATATCGCTCATGCGCGTGCGCGAGGCCATTATCCAAAGTGCAGTTAAATGCAGGTAAAATCAGTTAGTTGCGGCGTTTGGTGAGGGGGCCGCAAGCCATCTGACGATTTCCGACTTTGTGACATACAAACGCCCGCCCCGGCGTCGAGCCGGGAAAGTCGCGTCTTCCACTTCCAACTTGCGAACGAAATCCACAGACACGCCCATGAACTTCGCAATGGCTCGTGATCCCCAAAGGCTTTCGAGCGCCAAGGTGCTGGCCCCGGTTTTGGGCCGCGCTTCCATCATCTGATCGAACTTTTCTGGCGTCAGCTTCAAGCGTTGCCTCCTTCCCAATCTGATAGGATCGCGATTTCCTTCCCCTTTTTGACCAAGGCGCCATAGATCACGCTGCAAATTGCTTCCGTGTCACTTTCTGATGCGCCTTGATCCAGAAACTCTTTCTTTGCTGCTGCCATGGCTTCTTGAACCGCTGCTTCCATTTCTTTCGGTCCAAGCCCCTGAATGATAACGCGGTTCATAATGAGCCCTGCCAGAACAGATCCGAGATGTTCCCCGGCCTCAATGCATCGCTTGGTTGCTTCGTCATGAAAGCTGATGATGTTGTTCATAGGCGAAAACCTTTCAGTCTGTCGATGGTGAGCGTCTTCCGCCCTGTCTTCTGTTCAAATCGCTCTGCCTTCCTCTTGGCCGCGTCCGCTTTCATCCGATCAGTTTCAAACTTCTTGATCGGGATGCCCTTCGCGGAAAGCTCTTTGAGCTTATCCCGGCACTCCTCCCAATCGCCTCGATTAACCACGGTGCGCTTCACACCGTCCTCGATCACATCAACGTTCCAGCCGCCGGCAAGATCGAAGCCGCAGGGACTGCTGAGGCCCGGCACCTCGTAGTACTCTGCCGTCACCACGGGGGGGCGGTAGCGGAAGGCCGGTCAGATCGCGTCAGCCGTTGAGCATTCGACCGTCCCATGAGCTTCGCCGCCACCTTCTGTTCATGCTCTGAAAGCACCGACTTGCCGTGCTGTGCGGCGAGTGAGCCGAACCACTTTTCGCGCAAGCGCTTTTCAACCTCATCATCGCTGATTTCGGTCATATTGCCCTCGCTTTGATGAGGTTGCTTTCTTCGATGGCCTTGACCGCTTCGGCATTGTTCAGACCGAAACGGCTCTTCAGGTATGGAATAACAGGCCTTGGCTTCGCCAGGTCGGGTGTTGTCGCCAGCCAGATCGCGGCATGTTTCACGTGGGAGGTATCCGCGGTCATTGTGATGCATCCTTCTTGTCGGCGGCGAACATGTCCTCGCCGCACTTGTGCAAGCGGGTATGGTGAGTACCGATGCGTCATGCAACGCCTCCTGTGTCTTTCCATTCCAGAGAGATGCGAACCAGTTCCGATTGGACCGCCTGCGAGAAAGCCGCGATTTCGGTCCACACCTCTTTTTCCGAAAGCCCGATCCGCTCCAGATGCTTCCGGTTCGCCGCTATTACCTGTTTCCAGTAAAGTTCTGCGTCCTCGCCATGCTTCCGGTAGAGCATCGAAGCCGTCCGGCGGACTTTTCCGATCCTGCTTTCCAGCGGGAAGACCAGAACCTTGCAGGGCGGCGTCCACGCGAACAAAGGAAGGTCGTTTTTTTTCATTGAATGCCTCCTTTCGCCGTTCTGTAGACGTTCGCGCCCCCGCCCTTGACTTCCCCGGCCTTTTGGTTTGCCGGGAAGTCGGCGGGCTTCGTCCATCCTTTGCGCTTGAGACTGGCGACGAGTTGCTGGCTCGCTATACCGATGTCAGTTACAGCTTCTCCCCCTATGGTATATCTATATGTGTCCCGTGGGTGGGACTGTGAAACCTCCGAAACCGGCCCCACAGTCCCATGGGTGACACTGTGGAGGGTATTTTGCCCCTTGTTTTTTGTGCAACAGTCCCACCCACGGGACTGTGTGTCCCGTGGGTGGGACTGTGTTTTTTCTTTCGGCTCCCACCGCATGAAGTCTTTCGTGGGTAATTCGCCGGTTACGTCGCACCGATATTCGGTCAACCGCCACTCCGTGACAGATCGGTTTTTGACGTTGAACGCGCTCGGTTTCGCCTTCGCGATGAACCCGATTTCGGCCAATCGATCTAATGCACGATCAGCGGTATTTCGGCTCATTCCAAGTTCGTCAGCAAGTTCCCGACAGCCCAACCCTATGCGTCCGTTGTTCATCCCATCGAAGCGCCATTTCACTTCAAGATATGCGCTCCGTTCGATAGGCGTCAGGGCCTTCCATGCTGGGCTACGCTTGACGTAGCCCTCTATCATGATGAATTTCGACTTGCCCTTGCGCTTGTACTTATTCGCCATGAGGCACCCCCTGTTGGATCACCACATAAGTGGTGCGCCTACCATTCAGCGATGGAAGCACCCAGATCGAAAACACGGTAAATCCGCGCGCGATGCGCAGAAGTGCGAAGGCGAGAATAATACGCAGCACTGTCATATCTGCCCCCCTTGAATTTTCATCCCAATAAAAGCTTCAAACTGAGTTTCAGATAACCTCATCCATTTACTGCGATCTGCCTCACGATGCGGAATTACCGAAAATCCACGCTCGCCGTTGATGGGGTAGTCCAAAAGTGCGACCGTATACTGTCTGTCTTGGCCGAAATCGCCTGATCCTGCGTAAACGCCATCACCGTCATAAAAACCAGTGGACCACTGAGCGATGATGATTATGGGCGCGTGTGGTGAATTGAAATTGATGGTTTCCTTTGAAAAACGCACTCGCGGATCAATTTCAATTGCGGCCTTTTTAAACTCCGAAAAATGATGAGCAAGCCGTTCCTCTGCCGAGGTTTTCGCCATGGCGGCGCTCATTGGCAATGCAACAGCCACACCAGCAGCAGGAACAGCTTTGAGGAACAGACGGCGTGTAAGTGCCTGCAAGATAATGCTCCCTCCTTGGCCGCTTGGCGTTTTCTGAACGCTTGTGCTATACGTTTCCATGTTCTTCATTCCTTTGTCTGGTATGGATTGAACGTGGCTCGGTATCGAGGTGGCTGCCTCTGCCGAGCCTTTTGCTTTCTTGAGAATAACTGGCATCACGCTGCACTCCGCTTCTTCGGCTCGACCGTGATCGTGAAAGCCGCTGGCTCTTGTCCGCCCTCCGAAAGCGCCTTCTCGATGTTCGTGACCTTATGGGCCAACATCCGAGCGATGCCGTCAGTGCGCTTAATCATTTCAACCAGTTCAGCAGGGAAGTCAGAATGTGCCGGAACGCGATGCTCCATGTGCGACCGCACAATTTCATTACACCTGACCGCGAAGGCTGGATCGAGATAGCGGGCATATGCCATTGCAATGTGCCAATGTGCGAAAGTAGCACCTCTCGAAGTTCCGCCCCGCGTCACTTCAAAAAGTTCGATGTCCGATTTTCGGATAACGACTTCTGAAACGTAAGCGACGAGATCAGCAGTACCCGGAAGCTCGCGCCACTTTGCGGGTTTCTTCGATGGATCACTCCCCGCTGCCTTCCAGAGGCCCGTCAGGCTGACCATTTCTCCCTTGAGGGACACACGGCTCCCGTCCAGATCGATAAGATTGTTGCTCATGCTGCTTTTCCCTTGAAGAAGGCGACTAATTCACCGCGCTCTGCGCACCAACGTCCGCCGATTTTCCTCGCGGGTATTTGACCGGTGCTAGCCATGTGGAATGCCTGCCGGTCAGTTCGTCCGATCAGTTTGGCAATCGCGTTGATGCCCCAGATCAGTTCAATATCAGTACTTGCGTCGGTCATCCGTGTAATCCTCATTAATAATCTGTAAACCACGGTGATCCATAAACCACAGTGGTTTATTGCAGTCAATACCACGGTGGTGCATTGTGTGGAAAACTATGAGGACAGAGTTATGAGTAGAGAAGACCCGCAAATTAAATTGCGATTACCGGAGGCGCTGCGAGATAGTATTAAAGCGCATGCAGAAGCTAATGGTCGTTCTATGAACGCCGAGATTGTTGCGCGCATCGAGGAATATCCAGAACTAATAGAATATAAGAAAAAGCTCCACGAAGTAACTGCGGTGAATAATACATTGGCCGTAGAACGTCATGACCTTTTAATAAAAATTGCTGAGAGCAACACTGAGTTGCAACTAGCGCATACACAGATCAAAAGCTACAAGAGACTTTTGGATGACACTGAAGGTAGACTGCAAGATGAGCGCGAACTAAACGCTGAATTAATCCATCCGAGCAGAAAGCGAAGGAGGCCTAAAAAACATGAACCACTAACCGAAGAAGAAAAGGACGAAATCTGGGCCTTTCTCCAAGAGACATTGAGGATGAAGGAATAACCATGTCGATACGCAAACGTGAATGGACCACGCCGAAGGGCGAACTGAAAAGCGCTTGGTGTGTCGATTATAAGGATACCCAGGGCATACGTCGCCTGAAGACCTTCGCCAAAAAGAAGGAAGCCGATGCATTTGCTGCCAAGGCATCGGTGGAGGTGCGTGAAGGCGCGCATGTGGCAGACAGCGCCAGCGTAACGGTGAAAGAGGCTGGCGCGTTTTGGATTGCCACAGGCGAAGCAGCAGGGCTTGAGCGGTCAACAATCAGCCAGTACCGGCAGCATCTGGATTTGCATATCACGCCGCTGATTGGTGATGTGTTGCTATCAAAGCTCACTGTGCCACTGGTACGGGAATTTGAAGACAAGATGCGCGAGACAGGCCGATCAACGGCAATGGTGCGAAAGGTGCTGGTTAGCCTCGGTTCGCTACTGTCTGATGCTCAGGAGCGCGGCCTAGTGATCCGCAATGCTGTGCGTGAAAAGAGCAAGGGAAGACAGACCGGCAAGGACAAGCGCTTAGAACGCCGTCAGAAAGGCCGTTTAAAGGTCGGGATAGATATTCCTACCCGCGACGAAGTGAAAGCGCTCCTTGCCTCGCTATCGGGCAAATGGAGGCCATTGCTTATCACTGCGATATTCACCGGCTTACGGGCTTCGGAATTGCGTGGGCTTCGATGGTCTGATGTGGATTTTGATAAACGGGAATTGCACGTGCATCAACGTGCCGACAGGTTCAACGCGATTGGCAGACCAAAGTCGGAAGCGGGTGAACGGACAGTTCCAGTTCCGCCAACGGTTATCAATACTCTGAAGGAATGGAAGCTCGCATGTCCGAAGCGGCCCACTGGCGCGAAGGACCTAAACGGAGAGCATATTCTGGTTCTCGATCTGGTCTTTCCGAATGGGGCTGGCAATGTCGAGAGCTTGGCGAATATCATCAATCGCGGACTGATCCCGGCGCAGATCGAAGCTGGCATCACGGTGCCAAGCGATAAGACTGACAAGGACGGCAATGTCATCATGGCTGCGAAATACACCGGCATGCATGCGCTTCGGCACTTCTATGCCTCTTGGTGCATCAACCGGACACAGGATGGCGGATTAGGACTGCCGCCGAAAGTCGTTCAGGAAAGGCTTGGTCACTCGTCAATCATGATGACAATGGACGTGTACGGGCATCTATTCCCGCGTGGCGATGATACTGATGAAATGGCAGAAGCCGAACGTTCACTAATTGGTTGA